TATGCTGAATATTTTACATTGACACCCTCAGATATGGGGGATGGTTGGGAAAGTGTAACATACTATACAGCTAAAAAGAAAGGAATTTACAATAAGAAAGGTGAAGGTGATCAATGGGTTTATGTTTTAGAAAATGAAACACTACCAGGACTCCTAAAAATAGGATATACAAAATTGACACCAGATGAACGAGCTAAACAGATTTCTAATGCAACTGGTGTGCCACTTCCATATAAAGTAGCATGGGCTTTCCGTTGTTTTAACGGCGAACTATTAGAAGGTGAGGTACATCATGCATTAAGAAAATACCGCGTTAATAACCAAAGAGAATTTTTTCAAGTTGGTTTAGACGAAGCAAAACAAACAATAGAATCAATAGGTAAAAATTTTAAATAATAAATTATGTCGGAACAAGAAAAAATAGACAATCAAAAATCGGAATTAATTGATGATTTACTAGCTACGGCTACAGTAAAAGAAGAATTATGGAGATATCATCCAGATAATCCAGATAAAAAAGATGTTGTAAAAGAATATGATATCTTATGTCAAATAGAGAGAGATCTCGAACTTGAACTTGAAGAACTTAAATCTAAATAATGTTAAAAATCAAAATAAAAAAAGGTGAAAACATTAATTCGGCTTTAAAAAGGTTAAAACGCAAATTTAAAGATGTAGGTGTATTAAAAGAATTAAGAAAAAGAAAACAATTCGATAAACCTTCTGCAGTTAAGCGTAAAGCTAAATTAAAGGCAATTAAAACTAAAGAGTACCTGGATAAATTAGAGAATTAGTAAATATTTATAATCAAACCCACGATTATGTATGTTTATAACGCAAAGTGTACTCGAGTAGTAGATGGTGATACCATTGATGCTCAAATTGATTTAGGATTTGACGTTCATAAGAAAATAAGAATTCGAATGGTTGGTATAAATACACCAGAATCACGTACTAGAGATTTAGAAGAAAAAAAACGAGGACTTGCTGCCAAATATAGAGTTCAAGAACTCTTGGAGAGCCAAGAAAATAAATTTATATTACACTCACAAGGTGTTGGTAAATATGGTAGATGTCTAGGAGTTATATTTTTAGGTGAATCAAAATTGCAAGATATCTTATTAGAAGAAGGACACGCAGTTGAATATTTTGGAGGAAAAAGATGATAGATAAAGATAGATTATTTCATTTATTTGGGGATAGTGAAAATGAAAACCCAGAGGTAAAAAAATTAGCAACGGCTGATAAAGACTTTATGCAAAGTCCTGAGGCTAAGTTAGGTATGTTTACTAAAATGATCTATAACCATGAGGTATTTCATAAAAAACTAAAAAAATTCTTTCAAAAAGAAAATACTAGTTATAACGCTCAGGAAACAAAAGAAGCATCTTCGTTTGCTGTATTCAATAGGGCTTATTCCTACATTAGAAAATTAGATGTAAATAACGCTCAACATCAAGATGCACTATGGGAATTTAATTCTAAACCATTATTCAGTGCTTTAAACCAAGCAATTTATTATTTTGAAGCAAAAGAAGAATACGAAAAATGTGCAAAATTAATGGAAATAAAAGAAATGAAAAAAGCTCTTGAAAAAGACGTGCCTTGGTAAAAAAGCCCTCGTATCTTGATATCACGGGTTTTGAGAAACATGGGATTAAAACAAGGGATGGGAAATAAAGGCAATAAAGGGGTTAAGGGACACCCTGTTATTAAATGTTCTATTTAAAATTATATTATGAGAAACAAAAGATTATTTCAACAAAGACTAGAAACATTAGATGCTATATTTAGTGGAATTAAAAATGGTATTCAAATGGGAGCTAGTGTTGGTGAATTGAAAAATGGGTGCGACAAAGGTAGTGCTATTGTATCTGAACTAGAAGGGTACGTTGAAAACGAAAATTAAATAAAAAATAAAAGTTATGAGCTTAACAGCAGAACAAATCCAATCAAATTGGGAAATATTTCTAAATAATATTGAAGTACACATTTCTGGAAATAGAGGTGAGCAATTGTTAAATTTTTATAAGCGATATGAGGATCGAATTATTATGATGCCCGCCGCTCATAAAAAAGAATATCATTCCGCATTTCCAGGTGGTTATGTAGATCATGTTAATAGAGTAGTTAGATGTGCTCTTAAACAATATGATTTATGGGCATCAGAAGGATGTGATATGACTACATTTACTAAAGAAGAACTAGTATTTTCTGCTATTAATCATGATTTAGGTAAGATGGGAGATAAAGACCACGATGCTTATATCCCTCAGACCGATAAATGGAGAAAAGATAAATTAGGTGAAGATTATATGTTTAATAAGAAGCTAGCATTTTGCTCTGTCCCAGATAGAGGATTGTTTTTGCTTCAACAACATGATATTTCTTATACATTTAATGAAATGGTAGCTATTCAAACTCATGATGGGTTATATGATAATGCTAATGAGAAATATTTAAAAGGATTTATGCCTGAACAAAAACCTCGTACATCTTTACCATTTATTTTACATCAAGCTGATTTAATGTCCGCCAGAATTGAATTTGAAATAGAATGGCTTCCAAAATTTTCTCAAAATAGCGTGGAGCCCGAAAAAAAGAATTTTACATTGTCCGACAATAAACATGGTTCCAAGTCTAAATCAAAAGCTTTAGGTGGAATCAAAAGTGAAGGTTTAAAAAATATGCTAGATAGTTTATAATGGATATTTCAATAATAGTAATTTCGATTTTAGGAGTTGCAGTTGTAATTTTAGGATTTACAACTTGGAACTTACTGTCAAAAACAGAAAAACAAGAAGATATTATTATTAATTATGATAACTTTATAAATGAATATAGTAAACAATTAGATGTAGCAGATAAACGCTTAAAGGAAATCGATGAAAAAGATTTATTTAAGAGTGATGATGAAATTGGTTGGTTTTTTAAAAATTTAAAAGGGTTGCAAAATGACTTGTCTAAATTTAAAATTAACCAATAACCCTATATGCAACCACCTGTTCGTAAAAGAAGGAAGAAGTCTAAGAACTACTTCACACATGACACCGAATTAGCTATTGTTAGATACAATAGTTTAGATTCAGTTAAAGATGAGAAATTAAGAAGTGATATCTATGATAAAGAGATTCATTATCCATTCTTTAAACTAACCCAAAACATTATTCACACATTTAAATTTTACCATACAGAGGTTGAAAATTTAGAACACTTACAACATGAAATAATTGTTTTCTTACTTTCTAAGATACATTTATTTGATCCAAGTAGAGGGGCAAAAGCATATTCATATTTTGGTACTATTGTTAAAAGATGGTTAATATTATACAATACCAAAAATTATAATAAAAAAATTAAAAAAGTAGATGTTGATGTTTTAATGGGTGATAAATCAACTCACACTTATAAATTCGAAGAATCAACAGGGCCAGTAGATGAATTGTATAAATATATTGACATATTTGTTGACCATGTTACAGAAAATATATATGAGTTATTTCCAAAGAAAAATGATGCTCAAATAGCAGATGCAATTTTAGAGTTATTTAGAAAAAGAGAAACTATAGAGGTATTCAATAAAAAAGCGTTATACATATATATTCGTGAAATAGTAGATGTAAAAACTCCAAAAATTACCAAAATAGCGGATAAATTACATGATATATTTAAAAGTCAGTACGTTTTCTTTTTAGAAAATGGTTATGCTAGATTTTAAACTTATTCTATATCCATATTTATAATAAAAACATATTATGGGAGCATTAGACAATGTAATATTTGGGAACAAAAAATTCTCAGATATTCTCAGTGAAATTTACGATAACCAAACTGAAAAGAAAAAACAAATTACTGGTTTGATTTCCGAACTTAAACCTCTTATATCTGATATAGGTGATGCAACTCTTATAGTACCATTAATTAAAGAATATTTAGAAATTGGCGTTAGAAACGATGAACAATTAATTAAAATGGCAACTATAGTGCAGCGTGTTGTTAATAATTCTAATAGTGACGATAGCACGGGTATAACAGAAGCAGAAAAAGAAGAACTGTTAGCGGAATTAGACAACATTCAAAATGCTTATAAAGCAGAGAAGAAAAAAGATAAAAAGTAATGTACGTAAATGGTTTAGCAAGATTATTTCAAACCGGAGTAGCAGGAGTAGTTGATACTTTATCACGACTTGATGATAGTGAACAAAGTGGACCTATCATTGCGCGTGTGACTGATGTTTGCTTAAACAGTAATTCAGATTTATTTAAAACAGCAGGATGGGGAGGAATTGGTAGTATATCTTTTCAAGCATTAAATGATCAAAAACCTGAATCAGGTCAAAATAGAGTAGGATCAACATTAGCTTTACCAATGTTTCCTCAATTTAAAAATTATCCTTTAGTAGATGAATTTGTAATATTATTTCCTGGAGCAGGACAATCAGATCCTCAATCATCTGGGGTAAAACAATATTATTATATACCATTAAATATTTGGAATAATCCTCATTATAATGGATACCCTAATACTTTAAATGAAGACCCTAAAAGTCAGGAAAGCGATTACGAAGAGATACAAGATGGTAACCCATCAACTGAAAATAATAATCCTGAAAGATTACCAATTAATGGTCAATCTGGGGGACAATTTGTAGAAAAAGGAGATATACATCCAATTTTACCTTTTGCTGGTGATCAAATTATAGAAGGAAGAAATGCTAATAGTATAAGATTAGGATCAACTGCTACTACAAAAGGATCAATAAGAAATACTTGGTCTTCTTATGGGGATGAAGGTTCTCCTATTTTAATTATAAAAAATGGTCAACCTGAAAATGTAGAAGGAGATTCATGGGTTCCTACGGTTGAAGATATAAACAGAGATCCTTC